CATTATACCCAAGTAGCGATTTCTCAAAAACGCCACCTCGTTGATGATGGTTTCAAAATCTACCACTTCGTCTTCACCATCAACATACTTTTCAGCGTCACGACTTGACAGTGCACGGGCGTAATTTTCAAGGTATTTTTGAAAATGCCTGCGTCGAATTTTGCGTAACTGTATGTTTAGGTAATTTAATACTGCTTCAATTTCCTGCAACTGATTAAATCGATGCTCTGTAATGCCAGGTAGTGAAGAGATATTTTTTTCTACTACTCCGCCAATTGAGCAATCACGTCGTGCAGAGGCAAGCTCTTGTTCATAATAAGAAATAAAATTTGGAATTTCACCAAGATTACTGCTAACACGACTATACCACATTATTAACTTTCATTATGTATCCATTTGATCATTGATTCTGGTAGCACATTAAGATTGAGATCTCGTCGTTTTGCAAACTCTGTAACATAGGTTACGAAGTTTTGTTTTTGTATTTCACTATACGGTTGAGATATAGTTGATATTAATTTTTCTTTAACTGCAATATTACTCAATGATAGTTGAGCAATCAGTTGATCTTTGCTGTGTTGATCTAGTACATTGATATTAAGAAAGTCTGGATCTAAACAAACAGTATATATGGCATTTTCTATAGAGTATATTTTAGAAAATTCTAATAGTCCGTGTAGTGTTAGATTACTGATGGTACAACCAAAAATTATTTGCAATCCTGAATCTTGTAGAATTTTGAGATTTCTTTGAAAATTTTCATAGCTGTTGCCATACCGATTGAACTCATACAGAGAACCAATATTTTCTGCACTTACTATTGCTGTCACACGATCTCGATTTTTTATTTTGTTAACTTCGGACTGCAACCTATTGCTGTTTATTCCGAGACCTGTGTAAAATAACACATTGTTAACATGCAAATTATTCAACAAGTCAGGAAAGGTGCTGTATAAAAATGGTTCACCGCCGGTTATTTCAACTGTATCAACATTCTTAAACTGTGCAATGTTGCTGATTAATACATTGGCATTGTCTGTGCCAGCAATTTCTTGCTGACTGAGCTTTGCATATATGTTGTCTGCAATTGTAATATTGAAACGATTAGAATCATATTGGCTGGTGTCAATGTAGCTGCCGTGGTCTTTGATATCTCTATACCATGCTGAGCTGTATTCTTTACAACAATAACTACAAGTTAGATTACATGTTTTCCCCAACACTATGTTTAGTGTTTCAGGAGTTGATTCAATTGTTGTATGAGTTTTTTCAACAACGTCTTTTATTTGTCGACGACTTGGTAAGCCCAGTCTCTCTGGAGTCCAACACATTGTTTCACAACTGGCAACAGGTAGATTTTTCAACATCTCTGTGCGTTCTTGATGCATCAATGGTGTATTAAACAATTTTCCAGGATTGGCTTTTAACCAATTCATGTCAATACTGGCGCTGGTGGCAGCACAACACGAATTGGTCATCTTTTTTTCTATGTCAACTGTTAACCACGTGAATTTTTGGTTGCAATAGAAATCGTCAACAACGTCCATTAATTACTCTTCCCAATCTTCGTAATCTTCTTCTTCTTCTTCTTCTTCTTCGTCAAATTCTTCTTCTTGTGTGTTGATGTAAGATGCCAGTGCTACTTTGACATCGCTGTCACCTTTAAACGCAGTTTTGATGTCATCAGGATTACAGTCATTATCAACCAGCACAGAAACCAATACTTCTGCGGCCTCCGCCCTATCAACTCTATTGATATAGCGTTTGAGTTCGTTCCAAATTTCACTTGATAAATCTACTGCCATTTTTATTCCTCTGTTGTTGTGTCTGGGGTTGATGTTTCTTTCTGGTTAGCAAAGTCTGCCATGAGTTTGTCCAAGCAGCCGTTTTCATTTGCTTCCCATTTTTTACGGAATTGTTTAATAACTTCACCATCAGTTGTGGTGAACACTAAACTATTGCCTTCTTTCTTGAGCATGCCCTTTTTTTCTGCCAAGTCAACTAGACCACTGTGTGGACTCATACCTGTTGAGTATGGAATCTTAACTTGCATGCCTTCGAACGGTTTAGCATAGCGTGTTTTCATAACTTTACAACCTGCACGAATGCCATTAACTTCGCTTACTTTATTGCCATCTTCATCTTCTTTAAGTTTCATCTTCTTCATGGCCACCACAATCGATGAGGCGTAGATAAAGCCTTGACCACCTGAGATCTTGTCATCTGGATCAAACATGTCTTGACTTGCGTATGTATGATTTGTGGCCACTAGTCCCACATTGTAACTACCAAACATGTTGACAGAATTACGAACAAGACTTGTCAGTGCCTTGGGCTTACGACCCATGTCACCTTTCATGTCACCTGCTTCAAACTGATTAACATCAGTGGGAGTCAGCAACATGCCCAATGAGTCGATGACCCAAAGCACTTTCATGCGTTCTTCTTCTGGCAGTGCTTTGTAGTCTGTCATGAATGTTGAGATTGCCTTGGCAACATCATCAATCATACTCATGTTGAGTTTAAGTAACTTTGTTGGGTCTGTATCTACACCAAGTGCATGTAGCCAAGACTCGTCAAGTGCGTTTTCTGTATCAACAAGAATAACAAAAATACCTTGTTCTTGTGCATTTTTTACAATGTTGCCTGAACAGATGTACGACTTGCCTGCACCTGACTCGCCTGCAAACACAGTGACTTTGCCAAGAGGAATGCCCTTGTTGAAATCTCCCGAGATGAGATAATTTAAAGCATAGTTACCTGTGCCAATCCAGTCAGTGGGATCATTGAACCCAATACTAAGGCCTTGAATGCTTTTAGTAATATCCTTGCGGAACTTTGAGATATCAAATGGTTTTGCCATTATATTTTCCTTTTAAAAATTGTTTAAGTGTTTAGCTGTGTTGTGTCACCAGCTGATTAAATTCTAAAGTTTTCCATTTTATTGTCAAACTAATTCTTGGGTAGGCCTTTGTATACGTGTTTGATAAAAATACAGCATGCGGTACCTTGACATCAAGCAGAACAGGATGTTGATCAATGTTTATCCTGCACGACTCATTAAATGAATCAGGGTCAAGACAATCAATAACATGAGTTTTATTTGGCTTGCTACTGTAAAACACAGTGTCACTACGACTATGATGTATTAATGGATATACTAAACTAGCAGTACGTGTTGTGTCAATATGTAGCGGTACCGTTTCTCCGTTATAGGCAATTTGCAATCTAATTATCAGATCATCGGACGACTGAGGGAAATATTCTTGTACTTCTTTTTTTATTTTTTCCACTAAGTCATCGGGTAGTACACACGAATCCATAACAGCCATACGACCAAAGTTCCATCCGTATGCTTTTACAAAGGTATAGAAATCTCGAAATCGTAAATTGCCCAATAAGAGTCGACGATATCCACCGGAATCAGTTTTTAAGGTCACAGGTAAACTTTGCCAGTCTAAAGACCGAAGTTGATTAAGTATTGGCCGACTTAATTCGAAGTCTTTAATAACAAAATAGTTCTTAGTCAATGTGATTTTTTCTTAAAAAATCTAAAATTACATTAGCAATTTTAGAATGTCCATCTTCAACTGGATGTAATTCATCTAGCTTGCAGTCTTTGATTAATGTTTGATACGAGGATTGAGATATAAACAATTCACGATCAATAGCAGATGTCAATGACTTTACTGTATTGAATTTATCTTCGATACGTCGATCATCCATATTATCGTACAACACTGGATTGAATTTTAATATCTGTTTAAATTCATCCAATGTTATATCAAACAACAGGTTATTGTCAAATGTATCTAAAAAATAACAGTTGATTTTTTTAGTTTTGGCAAGCATTTGCAATGAAACAATCATTCTCAACATGTCTGTGTAGTTCTTGTATCCATTAAAATAATGTTTGAACACATACTCTGTTTCTTTTGTTTTGATGCCAGGAACATGTTGATAGATTCGCCCGGGTTTTTCACCGTACCCAGATCCAGTTTCCATGCGTGTCCAAGACGTAAGAAAAACCAACGCTAAGTCAGTATCGTTGGTGAGTATTCCATCAAATGCTTTTCTATAGATTCTGTAGTTACTTGAGCCTGCTCTAGATTTGTCAACCAAGTTATAGTTTAACTCGGATGCTACAAGATTAGGCCATCCATTGTTTCGATGACCTAATCTCTCTTCTAATGGCCAGCAGCTCGTCCAACTATCGCCGCTAACTAAAAGTGTTGACATCTCTTACTTCTGTTGACGTGCCCGAATCATTGCTAAAATGTCTTCGGTCTTTTGAGTTGAAGTACTAGCTGGTGCTACTGGTGCAGATGTCACTGCAGGTTCATCATCATCAAACGGTGACGGTGCTGCCTTTACTGCTGGTGCTGGAATATCCTCATCAACAACAGGGTGTGCTGTGGATGCACCAGCGGGTGCACTAACACCTGCTGGACGGAAGTATTGACCCCAACGCTCGGTGTCGTACGGCTTGCCATCTACACTTGCTTCAAACATCTCTTTGATGACTTTGAGTTCTGTCTCGCCAGGTTTCTTTGGCAAGAAAGTGCTCATGTCATACAAGCCATGTTCTGCAATAGCGGCTTGCTCTGCTTCGTCCAGTGCTGACTCTTTACGTGCCCATTTACTAGTGCTGTAGTCAGCATAGCCACCTTTTGAGGTCTTGGTAATACGGAAGTCCAGACCGCGCAAATAGTCTGTTGGCAATTCTTCCAACTCTGGATCCATCAATGCACTCTTGATAGTTGCAAAGATTTGAGGACCGATGATGAATCGACGAATTGGATTTGCCGGTGTTTTGTCATCTCCCAGTGGGTTCTCGCGAACAAAGCCTTGGAAAATATAACTGCGTTTTTTCCAGTACTTACGGCCCATGTCCTCAAGGGCTTTGTCCTTGAACCATGTGCGAACCTCTGTTAGAACTGGACATGTTTCATTCCACATTTCCATACAAGGAATTTGTACAATTGTTTGTTTAGAATCCATCTCACCTTTGATACCATTAAATGGTAAACGGATCATAGCACGTTCTTGCCAAAAGAATGTGTTCTTTGAATTACCGTCTGGGAGGAATCGGAGTGTTGCGGATGAACCTTCTTCCATGTTCCAGTGTGGATAAATTGCATTATCACCACCAGCGGATTGTCCGCCTTTGTTGCTGCCTTCTGCGGCTGCCAGTCTTGCTCTCATTTCTGCTAATGTTGCCATTTTAAGTTGCCTTTCTAAGTGTTATAAAATGTTTTTTAAGTTGCCTGTGATGCTATAACAAGCATGTCACATGTGTAGTGTAACATGTTTTTGTTGTAGCGTCAATGTTATTTATGCCAAAGTTGTTCTATCTGGCAATATTAAATAATTTTTTCCATAGCTGGTCTGAGATCACAATGCCTTTGCTGTGCCACCACTGTCGATCAAAGTCAGCATCGGTATTGTAGCAAGTGGCACAGTAGCTGGGTTGGTTGGCAGAGATTAGTGGCGGATCAATCATTGGAATGGTAGGATAGTACACTAGATCCACTGTGTTCTTTAACACCAGTAATTGAAAATTGGCAATTAACTCCCACTCAGATGCCATAGACTCAGTTAAATGCAGTTGAGTTACAGTTTGATTGTGCAGGGTTTCTATGTGGATGCGTAACTGTTTCAGTGTTTGGGCGTACATTGTTCTGAAAGGAGGATTACTCACACACACTTGATGCCGATATGTTCCGGATTCCCAATCCATATCTGGGTGTTCGGTGTGTATTCCAGGATCAGCAATACCCAGCATCTTTGCTACATAGGCATTCTGTTGATCTTGGGTTGGGCCGCCACGTGTAATCACATAAGGAATACAATTGTTGGGCACAGGAAAAAAGTATTCAACATCGCCATCTGAAAACATCCATTGGTCAACAGGTAACAATTGATCGAGATACAATTTTACTACCTGTTGACGAATCCAAGGATCATTAAAGTAGGCGGCTGGTGCCAAGTCTGATACCAGCAAAATAGTTGCATTGGTGTATAGTTGTTTGCAATCATCCACATACTCTGGCCAACAAGAACGGCTTAGGTCATCTACAATGACGTAAACCGAATCTGCTGTGTTATGTTTTAAAAATGACTGTATGGTCAACGCCGTTAGTAGAAAATGCCCAGGATAGGTCAGTACTACTAACGGATCTGCTTTGCTCAAGAACGAATCATTCCAGAAAGTTCGCGCAGACGTTGCAACACATCTTGTTCTACATCATCAAAATTTTGTAGTTTGCCGGAGTGTCCGTATTGTCCACTCAATACAGAATGGTCGCTTTCTGGCAGCACTGGTTCTGGATGCTGTCCTAATCTATTGCCTATTATTTGTTTCTTTGATCCAACATCTTGTTTGTGCATTTTGCCTTTAGATGTTGTTCTAAAATTGCCAACGGGCATGCTTGCATAACCTAAATTATCACCACGGTGCCCACCAAGACCTCGACCATCATCACGTCCGCCGTAGCTTGCTTGTGCGGCCTTTAACAAGTGATCAGAACCTTTTTGTCCAAAACGCTTTGCTACGTATTGTTCAATAGCATCGCTTTCTGCGGCTTCTTCGTTGTCGTATGTACCTTCGTGGCCTTGATAAAACAGTTGTGTATATCGATTGACCAGTTGTTTAAAACTTGGATTAGAAGATAAATCAACAGGATACATTCCATCATCATAGTCTTCGGTTTCTTCCATATAGTCTTGCAATAACTCGTTGTTCATTCCGCCATCTACAGAATATTCTTCTTCGGCCACCGGAGGTTGTGGTTGTGGTGGTGCTGATGCAATCATTTGTTCTGCTTTGAGTGCATCTAGTACAGGCACAAAGTCGTTAAATCCGCTGTCAGCCATTTGCTTGATACGAGTAACAACTACGCTACGGCAATCAGCATTGGCATCTTGGTCTGCTAGATCTGCAAGTTGATCGAATAGAATATCATCGCCTACTAGATCATACAATTGTTCTGTAGCATTGGTTGCATCAGCACCCACTGGTAATTCTTGTGACAACAATGCAATGAGTTTTTGCTGTTGTTCTGGAGTGTCAGGTGTGGCCCATGTGCCTTCCATAAGACGGTTGGCCCATGTTTCAAATATGTTTGCTTCTTTCATTGCAGTTCCTTGTTGTTGTATGCGGGCCAAGATTGGCAAGGCCTGTTCAATTCGTGAATCAATTGTTTGTTCCACAAATAATGTTTTGATGTTTTCAATAATTAAATCTTGCTCTGTTACATCAGCAGGATTCCATGATTCAAAATAGGTGTTATATCCGCGACTTGATGCTAGTCCTTTAAGAGTTTTACTTGCTGTGGCATAATAGGCATTGGTTTCATTTACTAAATTAGCAGTGTCGCCTTCAAATACCTTGCCATGACTGGCTCTGCGGAAACGACTTAACACATTGAGCTCTTCAACAATGTTAGCAATGTGTTGGCCACGCATGTCGTATGGTCGACCACCTTGACGCACATGCTCTATCATGGCTCGGCCACCGGCTAAGTTACGAAACGGTAACTTATAACGTTCACCTTCGGCTGTTTCTACAAACAAGCTTTCGACTTGGCGGAAACGTGCTTCATTAACGCCCATTGGACGCTTATGACGTATCATCAAACGCACAGCATCTGGTCCTGCGTTCCAGCTTACATTCTTGGTACCATTCCATGATTCAAATAGACCTTCTTTGAGTGCAGCCTGGCCTTGCATGCTGTACTTGAGTCTATTGATATTTTGACTACCAAATGTCATAAAATTCTTTGTGGCAAAGTTTTTAAGTTGATGTTGGAATTCGTACCATTCGGTTTTATCTTCGCTGTCCATGCCGCGGCCAACATTGTCACCGCTGAATAATTGTAATTCTTTGTCGTCACTTAGCATGACAACTACTGTGCCGTAATTAGTGCCTTCAGAGCTGATGAATTCAAAACTAAAGATTTCAGCATCTTCTGCTGAACTAGCTGGTCTACCTGTGCTGTCCAGCATTTCTGGATCGTAGCCTCGAGTAACTAGCATGTCGGAAAGTTGTTGCGCTGGAGTATTCTGTGCCATAG